AATAAAAGTTATGAGTCACATTGGAAATGATATATTGCTAGAGCAGTTACTTGAAAAGTATATTGACTTAGGATTTACTGAAAGTGAAGCTGAAGATTTAGCAATTCAAGAATTTAATAATTTAAAATAAAGGTTATGCAAGAAGTAAAACAATTCATTAAAGAAATGAGAGCTACATCTAGTAGCAATGAGAAAGTAGAGATACTTAAACAACAATCAGATTTTATTAAGCAAGTACTTGAGTACACTTATAATCCTTATAAGCAGTATCATGTTACAAGCAAAACATGTAAGAAAAATTCAGATAAAGTTAGTTGGACTGATTATACTTTATTTAACTTGTTAGATAAATTAACTAATAGAGATATTACAGGTCACGCTGCAATTGAAATAGTTAATAGGTTTGCAACTAAAAATGTTGATTGGGATGTTATTTATGATATTATAGATAAAGATCTTAAAATTAGATGTGGAGCTAAAGTAATTAATAAAGCATTTCCTAATTTAATTCCCGAATTTAATGTAGCATTAGCTCAGGAGTATAAAGGTAAGTGTGATTGGAATGATGGTTGGTATGCTTCTAGAAAGTTAGATGGCGTTAGGTGTTTAGCTGTTGTAGATGAAAATGGTAAGTGTACACTTTACTCTAGAATGGGTAAAGAATTTACTACATTAAATAAAGTAAAGGAAGCTATTGAGAAAACAGGTATTATAAACTATGTTTTTGATGGTGAGATTTGTTTAATGGATGAACATGGTAATGAAGATTTTCAAGGTGTAATGAAAGAACTTAGACGTAAAGATCACCAAATTGAAAATCCAGCGTTTATGATATTTGATATGTTACATAAATCAGAGTTTGATGCTGGTAAAGGTAATACTTTATTGTCTGAAAGATTGCTTATTTTAAGAGATTGGTTGAGAGGTAGATTTATTGATCCAAATATTCTACTTTACACAGAACAATCAACTATAACAGGTGATGAACATTTTGAAACGTGGAGTAAGTTATCAGCTGATAAAGGTTGGGAAGGATTTATGTTACGTAAAGACTGTGGTTATGAAGGTAAACGTAGTAAAAATTTAGTTAAAGTTAAGAAATTTCATGATGCTGAATATGAAGTATTAGGTTGGGATGTTGATCAACATGAAGTAGTTAGAGATGGTAAGTCAAAATCAATGACTATGTTATCACAAGTATGGATTAATCATAAAGGCCATTTAGTAAAAGTAGGTAGTGGATTTACTCAAGAACAACGTTTAGAGTATATGGATGGATCTATTGTTGGTAAATTAATTACTGTTCAGTATTTTGAGGAAACACATAATCAAGAGGGGGGTATTAGTTTAAGATTCCCAACTGTAAAGCATATTTATGAGAATGAAAGAGATATGTAATAAAATAAAAAAGTGGTGGAAAAAATTTGTTAAAGACCATATAATAAGGGAGGTAGACAAAAATGATCCTAACTTTTAATATACAAGGGGAATTAGCTCAGCTGGCTAGAGCGCTTCGCTTGCACCGAAGAGGTCATCGGTTCGACTCCGATATTCTCCACCAATTTACGCGCAAATTCTGCGTTCAAGGCGCGGTTTTACGTGTTATATGCGCATTAAAATAACATACCACAAATTATAATGAATAAAGAACCTGCTGTTTATATAAATACACCTGCTTTAGGAGATACAATTTGTGCTATACCAACTATTAATAAATTAGCTGAAGCTCATGAACAACCTTTGACAGTTTTTACTAGTCAACCTGAGTTGTTTTATCGTCACCCTTCAGTTTTAACTACAAAAGATTTAGGTGCTAACACAGATGATTATTTAGTGTATAAAACATTTGTAACAGATAAAAAAAACCATGCTGTTATGGACATAAGATTATTTCATTGTACTCATTTAGGTTTTTCTTTAACATCAGATGAATTAACATGTGATTTATATCTTGAAAATGAGTATGAAATAATTGAAGATGGTAAACCTATAAAAGATTATATTATTTTACACCCTGTTGACTCAGAAGCTTGGCCTTCTAGAACTTGGGGTAAGGAAAAATATGAAGAATTAATTAAGGGTTTAAATGATTTAAATATTAAAGTAGTTCTTATTGGAAGAGATACAACTGAGTATTCCTCTTATCATAAAAAAGTAGTTGAAAAGAAAGTAATGGAAGTAGAAGGTGATTATTTTGACTTAAGAAATAATTATAATGTTGAAGTTCCTGAAATAAGATGGATGATGAATAACAGAGCTTTGTGTACTATAACAATTGATTCTGGTATTTTACATGTTGCAGGCACAACTGATGGAGAAATAATTCAATTGGGTAGTTCAATTAATTATAAATTAAGAGCTCCTTGGAGAAAAGGTAAACAAGATTACAAGTACACTTATATTAAAGGTGAATGTGATATTAACTGTGCTAGTAATATGAAATATTATTTAAAAGAATGGGGTCACATTAATGGTGTACCACCTATAGGAAATTGTTTGGAAGGATATGATAATTTTAAATGTCATTCTGAGGTAGAACAAGTATTAACAAAAGTAAAACAATTATTATGACTGAAGAAGATATAAAATATAGACAAGGTAGAAGAAAAGAACAGGTAGAAACATCAGCTGTTGGGGCTCTTATTGGGTTTGGCGGTATGTTAATTATGTTAATCCTTTTATTATTAATAGCTTAATGGAAGAACAATATAGAGTAATTCGTATTAAAACTAATGCACAAAATCTTTATGGTTGGTTAGCATTAAGTTCAACTGATCATCCTGTTGGGCATGTTTTTATGCAAGTTGAGCTAGATAATAAAGTTAAATTTATGGATGCTTGGGTTCATGAAGAACATAGACGTAAAGGAATATTTACAATGTTATGGGATGCAAGATGGGAGTATGTAAAAAAACATTTTGATGGTTATATAGCTTATGCTTGGGCTTTACCTATGAGTGTTAATCTTTTACGTAAGAAAGGATTTGATGAAGGAGAATCTTGCATTTATATGGAAAAACAAATAGAAAGTGAAGGATAAGGTATTAGAATATATAAAAAATGTGTTAGAACCATTAAGAGAAGAACATAATGGTATATCTGCATGTCCTTTTGCTAAAAGAGAAAGAGAAAGTGATAACATTTACATAGATGAAATTACATCTAGCAATGATTTTATCATTTGTATGCATAATTTTGTAAAATCAGGTAAAAACTCAGCAGTTTTCATTAACGATGTTGAAATGCCCGAAAAAGATACTAAAAGATATCAACATTTTTTAAATAAAGTGCTTAAATATTCTGATCTTGAAAAATGGAAAGCATTGTGTATTAATCCTAATGATAAATTAGATGTAGATGGTTTAAATGTTAGATCACTATCACCTTGTTTCTTAGTTTTGATAAACAATAAAAAGGACATATATTACGCTCATAAAAGTATGCAGAATACTAAATACTACGATAAAATGAGTGTAAAGTATAAAAAATACTTAGGAATTAAATAATTAATATGATAATAATTAAATTAAAAAAAGGAGAACCAATTGAAAGAGCGTTAAAACGTTATAAAAGAAAACATAGAGACATAGGTGTTGTTAAAGAATTAAGAAATAGGCAACAATTTACAAAACCATCTGAGAAAAAACGTCATACAAAACAAAAGGCAAAGTATAATCATAAAAAAAGAATGGAAAATGAGGACTAAAATTCCTAAAAAACCAAGTGGTAGAAGAGCATTACCTTTTTATTGGTGGAGAAGATTTAGATCACATAAAAATCTACCTTATAAAGCATCATTATTAAGTAAAATCAGAAATGGTGACTTTGAATACTCACAATTCTTTCAAGAAGCAGAATGGGAATTACATTGGATGAAAGAAGAACAAAAAGAATTTATAGAAAATTACCAAGGTAAGGATTATTGGAATGATAATCTTTATATGGATATTGAAAGACGAGCAAGAAAACGTTATAATAAATTGTATGAAGATGCTATGAATGAGGAAAATGATAGATTAACCAGATTAGTTGATGCACTTCATAAACAATTTAAAATGTCTAAAGATAAAATTAGAGACATAATGGATGAATTTGATGGCACAACTGAAAGATTGTATTTTTACATAGCACAATTAGAAGGTTATAATACAGATACTATAGAATTTTTAAATAATAGAAAATATTAATATGAAAGTAGAAGTTTCAAACGGAGAATTATTAGATAAAGTCTCAATCTTAGAAATAAAATTAAGAAATATTACTGATGAAGAAAAATTAGTAAACATTCAGAATGAATTTAATGAGTTAGAACCATTAGCTAAACATTTATTTGAAAGTGATGAAGGTCAATTACATGATCACTATCATGAATTAATTAAAATTAATAGTGAATTATGGGATATTGAAGATGATATTAGAGAATGTGAACGTAATAAAGATTTTGGGGAAAAATTTATTAAATTAGCTAGAGCAGTTTATATTACAAATGATAAACGTTGTGAAGTTAAAAAAATTATAAACATTTCAACAGGATCTAAATTAGTAGAGGAAAAAGGATATGAAGAATATAAATAACAACATAAAAGGAAATCTTAAGATTTGGGATAATGTAGATACTTGGTTAGATGATGGAGAAGAGTGGTCTGAACATTTTGGTGATACAGATACTTTATGGAATGATCACGTTTACCCTAAAATAAAAGATTACCTTAAAGGTAAAGTATTAGAAATTGCCCCTGGTAGAGGGAGGATGACTAGAAAATTATTAGAGTCTAATATTAATTTAAATATAATTGATTTAAGTCCTACTTGTATTGATAGATGTAAGGAAAGATATGGTGATAAAATTGAAAATTATTAT